CGTGAACGACGAGGCTAGCGTCAGGTTACCGGCGAGATCGGCGGTGCGCGCCGCATCGTTCACCTTCACCGTCAGCGTGCGGGCGGCGGTCAGGTTTTCGGTGTTGGCGACCGTCAGGTCGAAGGCGCCGGTGCCGGTCGAGCGGAGGCCGAGCCCGGTGAGCGCTGTGTGCGACCCGCCCGTGATCGTAGGCGCGGTGCCAAACACCAGCGCGCCGGTGCCGGTTTCATCCGAGATCACGCCAGCCAATTGTGCCGACGTCGTAGCGGCGAAGGTGGCGAGATTATTCGCGGTGTAGGCCACCGTGCCACCCGCGCCGAAGGCGACCGAGCTGCCATCCGTGCCGGTGAAGGCCAAGGTATTCGAGATGGTCGCCGTCTTGCCTGCGCCGAGCGTCAGCGTGCCGGTGCCCGTGGTCCAGACGTTGCCGTTGATCGATGTGGCGGTCGCGGCGCCTAATGACGAACTACCAGTCACACAAAGAGCGTCGGCGCCGATTGTGCAACCAGCGACCGCTACCGTATTTGCGATCACACCGCCTGAGAACGTCTTCGCCGCGGTGAAGGTCTGGATAGCCCCCAGTGTCGCGATCGTGTCAGCCTGGTTTGGCAGCGTGAACGTCTTGATCGACGTCGCCGGCCCGGTGAACTGCATGAACGCATTGCCGGTGCCGCCCTTGGAGCCGGACAGCGGCGAGGTGCCGGGGTTCGTCTGCGCGAACGCCTGACCAAGCATCAGCGCGCCGGCGAGCGCCAGCGCAATAATCCGCTTCAGTGTCATGGTGCTAAATCCAGCCTGTGCCGTCAGCCAAGGGGGTTAACTTTATCGACCCCCCGTTCGAATCGATGATGTAGCTCGCGCCACCCATGATCGTTTCCACGCCGTCGGGGACGATCGTAATATTGTTCGTCGCGGCATCATATTTGCCGTCAACAATACGGACGGCTTTGGTGGCCGTGGCGGCGCTCGGAAGATTGACGGTTGTGGCCTCGCCGACCGTCTTTTTGATCACGATGATATCGACATCATCGATTGTGGCCGTCACCGCGCCTGCAGCTGTGTGAACGCGCTGCGTCTCAGTCTGCGCATCCACAGCCTTGACCCAATGATTGCCCGCGCTGTCGTAAATCACGTTGACGCCGTCATTCGACGACGTGTCTTCCGTATCGAGATTATAGTTGGCCGCGTTTGAGCGAACATAAAGCCCGCCGTACTGCCCGCTGAAATCAGTAGCGCCGACCTCCGCGGCGTCGGCAACCGTCTGCCGCACATGCAATTTCGTCGCTGCGAGCAGTGCTGCAGCGTCGCGATCATCGTATGGTGTCTTAAATGGATGAACTGCCATTCTCGTCTCTCAATCGGATGTATGCAAAAGCCGTCAGCTATCGACGACGACTTCCATCAGCGTCGCCAAGCGCCGCGATATCGATGTGGGCGCCGAAAAACCCGCCATGCGGAAAACGGCGATCTTGTATGTGTGCAAGGTCGTGTCGCCTGGCGCATATGTCAGGCGAAGATTGTGCATCTGTGCGTTACCGGCGGCGTTATTCCAGACGCCGACCCAATCAACCGCGTCGGTTAATGAATCGACCAGCAGTCCGAATGCAATCAAACCAGCGTCCGGAGCCACCAGCTTTACTTGGTAGTCAATTACAAGTTCATTGGTCGCAGACAGTGCGCGATGCGAAAATGTGCCAGCGCCAGCGTCCTCAAGTCGATCATAAATCGTCGTGGGCGCTGCTGTGTCTGAGAAGGTATAGCCAGACGACGGCGATGCCGTGACGGCTGTCGCCGATCCGGTGCTAGCAGTTCTTTGCTTTTTGAATTTGAAAATTGAACCGGCGGCCGATTGCCATGCGCCAGCCGCTTCATTCCATTCCACCTTATAGCCGAGATTGATGTCGTGAACGACATCGCCACCAAGCGGTGTGTAGATTGTATAGGTATCGGCCACCTCACAGCGCGCCACCTTGCCTTCATGGCCGGCAAAGACGCCGATCGCGGGTGATGCAATGATATAGCTATCCCCGACCGAACCCGTGACCGTGGCGTCATAGGCATTGAGCCCGGCGAGCGTGTTGGTTGAGGTCGACCAGTTCTTCGCTTCCGTCACCAGCGCGATATCGGTGACGCCGGCGAACGAGCCGTTGCGCTGGATATTTTGCGCCGTCGCCGACAGCGTGAAGCCCGATCCGGCCTGCGTCCAGTTCGCACCGTTGTCGGTCGAATAGTAGAGCCCCATCGCATTGCTGGATGAGACCGCCGAACCCAACACCCCGCGCGCCTCGATCGTGATCAGATCGGTCGCTGCAGCCAGTGCCAAGCGCCCGATGATGCGGCCAGCAACCGTGGCGCCGCTCAGATCCCCAAGCGCTGACGTGACTCCGGTCGTGGCGTCGTCGTTATCGTTGATGTTCGACGCCGTGCCACCGAGCGGCATGGTCGGCGTCGCACCCGTCTTCCGGCTCCCCGGCGGGGCATAGGTGGTCTGGTTGACGACCCGCACCGTGAGCGAGGCCGAACAGCCCTGGATGGCCGAGAGCGGGATTGTGTCGGCGCCGGCTGTAGCACCATCACCCGTGATCCAGTCCGCCTGCACCGAGTCATAGCGATAGACCACGTCGCGCGTGGCACCCGGCACCGACACGAACCATCCGGCCTTTGGCAGAATGCGGAACCACTCCCGCCGCGCTTCGACCCAGACCGCGATACTGCCGGTCCATGTCGCCCAATCGCCGGTTGACGCGCTCGGCACGATGTAGGAGTCGCCATTCGACGGCCTCGCGCCTTCGTCGACGTCGTCGGGATCGGGCGGTGTGGTCAGCGTCTTGGAGATCACCGAGGTGATCAACAATTCGACCCCGGTGACCTTGTAGCGCCCGGCGGTTGCTGTGGTGACGATGCAGGTGGTGCCGTCGTGGCCGGTCGTGGAATCGGCCTCATCCAGCCAAAACCACAGGCCGTTGTAGCCGATCACCAGCGTCACCGGACTGCCATCCTCGCCGCGCGGATCGAAGTCGGCCGGGCTTTCGCCACTGCCGACGATCCACGCATAGCGCGACACCAGCAGCGCCTGCAGCAGCGTTCGGTTCGGCGTCCCTGTCTTCGGGACGGCGGCTATGGCAGCATGTGCGGTCATGGATTGCCTTTAGGCGGCGACACGTTCAACACCATCGGCACGGGATCTCCGCGCGATGGTCGGATCGTATTCGGATAGCGACAGCGCGACGGACGAACGGTCGGTTGCGAGCTGCCATTCCTCGACTTGATAGAGCCCGTCCTGATGCGAGTAGCGGCCGGTCTCTGAATAGCGGCGGATGATGTCGCCCTCGCGCAGCCCATAGGCGCGCATCGTGACGCGGCAGGTCAGATAGCGATCGAGCCGTACTTCGTCGACAAAGCCGGCCAGCAGGCGGAACGCGCGCTCTTCGCCGGGCGTGCACGACAGGCGAACCGATTGTTCGAATTCCTCGCCGTCGCTTTCGATGAGGCCGAGTCTCTTGTCGGTTGGCCCTTCCGCGTCCTGCCATTCATCGTCTGGCGAGACGTAGCGGCAGCGTCCGATGTTGACGAGATCGCGCTTCGGCTTCAGCCGGCGGAATTCGAAACCGCCCACCAGCATTCCGTCGGTGATGGTGATGACCGGATCGCGCGGCTGCGACGAATAGACGTGGAACTTGCCGGCGCGCTGCGACGGGAACCCGCGGTTGGCGGTGAACAGCGCATCCATCACCACGTTCGGCTTGTCGGCCAAGGTGGCAACACACGACACGATATGGCGTTTTTCCGAACCGCCATCGGCGAGCGGCACAGCCTCTTCATCGAAAGCGGCCGACTCTTTGAGCGTGTCCTGATCGACACGTGTCGGACCCGCCTTGAGCCCGAACGGCATCATCGCCCAGAACGCTTGCGCCAGTGCGGCAGTTGCCGAATAAGACCACGTCGATATCGCCTGATAGAAGTCTTCCGGGTCCGTCATATCGAACGACAGGCGATGCCCAGGAATGCGGGGATCATGCAGCGGCACGCCCTTGATCACCCATTGGAAGTTCGGGATCTGGACGTTGCCCCACAACGCGAGGAATTCATCGGCATCAGCACCGTAGTGACACTTGAAGACCGCACTCGGCACGCCCGGTGTCTCGAAATAGGCTGGATCGACGCCCGCGGCCGTCAGCACCGCACTCAAGTCAGATGTGACCAGCGCGTTGACGCCTTGATTAAGCGACCCGCGCTGCACGCAGACGGTCAGACGATTCGGATAATCCGGCTGGCCGTCGACGGCGAGTGGCGAGACAGGCGTGTTGTCGGGCAATGACGAGAAGCTGACCTTCTTCTCACCGATGTAGAGCGCGCCGAATTCCGAGACCGGCAGCGACGAATACAAGAACCCGATGTAGAGATAAGGCGGGATCACTTCATAGAGAAACATCGCCCCGCCAGAGCGCACCTGGCCGATGATGATACGCTGCGACGGCGTCGCGTTCTTGACGTTGCCGCGCACTTCCGGGGCGTTGACGCCTGCCGGAGAGCCGGGCCCCAGATCAGTCGATCCGGTCTGCGTTTTCGACAGCGCAGATGCCGCATAGGAAAGGCCGACTGTGGTGCCGAGCGTGACGGCAAAAGTGGTGATAGAACCGATCGTCCACGCTAAACTGCCAAGACCGGCGCCCAGTGCCGCGTTGATCGCGACGGTCGAAGCGATGGCGGCAAGCGTGGTAATCACCGGCATTAAGCGAAGACCTTAAGGAAGCCGCGCTCATAGGCCCGGTAGCCGCGGCCGCCATAGAGCCGCGCCAGCGCCGCGCTGCGCTTCGGATCGGGGAATTCGTTCATCGACAGGCTGCAGCCGGCGCAGCCCTTGATCCGCGCCCATTCCTCGAAGTCGGCGATCAGGTCCGCGCCGTGACCGCGCGCGGCGGGCTTGACGAACCACGCGAGCTCGACCGCAATCCTCACCGGCGCCGCAAAAAACATAGACGTGCAGGCAGCAAGATAGCCGATCGGGCCATCCCCTAAATCGATCACCCGCGTGATGCCGTCGACGGTGTCGATCGTGCGCGCCCGAAATTGTTCCCGAACATAACCTTCATTGAACGGCAGCCAGTCGTGCGCCTCTTCGTGATAGAGCGCCGAGAGGCCGACCAACGCGTCGAGATCGTCGAACGTCGCGGTGCGGATCATGTGCGCGTCCATGAGCGTGTAGCGTCGGCTAATTCGGCAATGCGGTCATAGCCGGTGATGCGCGCTCCACCGCGGTTACGTTCGCGCCAGCCTTCGAGATACGTGTTTGCCCATTCCGGCGTGTAGGCGAGGTTCTGCGCGCGCTCAATCGAATAGACGGGCTCACCGATCGTCAGCGCGATGGTCTGCACACCACCTTCGTCCGACGTATGCGTCTGATAATCGACCAGCCCGTCGACTTCCTGATAGGGCTCGCCGTTGACCTTGACGCCGCGTTCATCCATGCCGGCGACCCAGGCCTGCGCCTGGCGGTTGCGCAACGTCGGATCGAGATAGACGGCGTGCTCACCAGGAATGCCGGACATCTCGAAGGTCACAGTGCGGATCAACAGCCGCTTCGATCCGGCGATGCCGGTGACGCGACCAAACGGCCCAATGCCGCGCCAGTCCTTTTCGTCGTAGCGCAGGACACCAACACCATCCCAAAGCCGAATTACACCGTCCGACCAGATCGCGATCACGGCCGCGATCGGATGGTTGATCGCCGCCAGCGTGACCGTCGGCCAGCCGTTTTCGATCGACTGTTGCAACCCCCTGGTGGTGAGGATCGTCATGCGATCGGCAGCACTTCGGTGAAACTCACACCAAACGAACCGATCATGGCGCCACGCACGTCGATCAAACCCTCGTCATCCGACGCCAACCGAAAGACGCTCGACGGCTTTAATCCGCCGCCGCCAATGACGCAGGCGTCGCCGGCGCGCAACCCTTTGCGTAAGCCCGGCTCGAAATAGACGCGGCATTGGCCTGACGCATTCGAATTCGCCCGGCGCGTCACTGGATACAAATGCCCATGTTCGGCCGGGATACCGTTCGGCCAAAATTCCATGAGATCACCGCGCCGCAGCACGCCGGAAAGGCTCGGCGGAAACCCTTTGAGCAAGATGTTATTCGTGCCGCGCGATGCCGTTTCGCCGACAGCAACGATGGGCGGCAATTTGCCGGCAGCCCAGGCAGCACCGCCCGACCATGATGCGCCGGCATCCCACAAAGCGGTCGTGGGCGTTACAGTCTGGTTGTAATATGGCTCGGTCCGCGCATGGTCCCACAATCTGATCTTTCCGCCGGTGCCGCGGAGCGCTGCGAACAGCCCGTCGTGATCGCGCCAGCGTTCCTCTTCCATATCCGGCATGGTCAGCTTGGCTTCGAAGCGTTGAACAATCAGCCCCCCCGGAATCAATTCTTGCGTCTGTGACGCAAGCGCAGAAATATTGAAGGCGCGCAGCCGGAAACTGCGCATCTCGGGCAGAGAATCGAAGGGCCACGATTCAATTGTCATGGGGCGTAGGCATTCGGGTCGCTGCCGCGCTGTTTCTTCATCGCCTTCATCGCTTCCGCGACGATGTGCGGCCGCTCCTGCTTCAAACGCACTTCTAATTGCGCCATGACGTTCGGCGTCACGTCATTGAAAGTTCGATTGTCGGTGAAATTGAACGTGTCGCCGCCACGCGCGCTCCCGCCACCATTCCAGGCATGTCGCGGATCGCGCGTCGTCAACACTTCCTCTTCGGGCCGGATGATCGCCGGCATTTCGCCGGGGCCCCAGGGGGTCTTGCCCCCGTGGAAGCGCGGTGCGTTCTCGAAATACGCCGGATGCATGTAACGGCCCGACGAGGGTGCGTTCATGCCGAGCCCGCCTTCGTGCAGAATACCGGGGATGATAAAGCCGCCGAGCAGCCCACCTGTCGCGCCCGTCTTACCCGTGGCGCCGACACCATTGAGCAATCCCGTGACCGCGCGATCAAGCGTCTTATCGGCAAGCTTCATCAAAATATTGTCGAGTGCTTTGAGCCCTGCCTTACCAAGCGCGTCCCACGCATTCGCGCCCTGCTCCAATTCAGAACGGAACGAGCGCATTGCGCCGGTGCCGGTCTCGACCAGAAGATCCTTTGTCTGGCGCAATTGCTCGTTGAACCGCATCTCGGATGCGGTTGCTGAATCCATATCGATCGGCAGGCCTTCGGATCGTAGCCGCCCCGCCACCGTTGCATCAATGTCAGATCGGCCGATCTGATCGCGCTCGAACTGCAGCTTGTTCGGCAGGCGGGAATATTCGGTCTGCAGCTTGGTCCGCTCGAGGATAGCGGCGGATTCTTCCCTCGTAATGCGAACCCCTTGCGCGCGCGCCAGATTGATCTCGCGCTGCTTTTGGATCACGACTTCATCGACGCTGGCCGCTTCGCCCAGCAAGGCGATCCGCCGTCCGGCCAATTGGATCGCGGTCTCCAATCCGGCGGCCCCGAGCGCACGATTGTATTCACCTTGCGTGATGACATTGTCGTGCACGGCCAGCGCCAGCTCGCGCTTGCGCTGCGTCAACCGTTCCGTCGCAGTGGCGGCCGAGCCAAGCGCGCCGATGCGCGCCTTCTCAAGATTGAGCTCCAATTCCATTGTGGAGCGATCGATGACCTGGCCGGGCCGGGATTGTGGCAGCGGCGTATCCGGCGGCAACTGCATGCCGGTTTCATCGACACTTTGCGCGCCGAAACCGCGCTCGCTCATCAAGCCCATCTTGATCGCGGACAGCCGTAGTGCCTTGTTCAGCCCGTCAATGAACTTGTCCCAATCGCTCGACAGGCTGAAGTCTTTTGCCGCGCGCGAGATTTCGCGCCACGTCTCGTAGAATTTATATTCCGCTTCCAGGACCTCGGTCGAAAAGATCGATTGAAAATTCCGCCGCGCGTCGCCGGCCATGTCGTCGATCTCGGCCTTAAGTCGCGCGACCTTCTCGATCATGTGCTTGTCGATCGCGTCGCCGCTCTTTTCAAACTCGGCCGTCACCGCGTCGACGCCACCCTGTTTGCCGACCTCCTGGAACAACAGACCGACGGTGCCGCCGTTACGGCCGCCGATCGCGCGGTCGAGCTTCTGGCGGGCGTCGCCGGCCTTTTCATAGACACGCGCCAGGGTGTCGATTGCGGTCGCAGTGTCGCGCGCCGCCGCCATTTCGCGGGCCAGGGCCGGATCGATGCGCTGCACCAGCGCGAACAGATCGCCCTGACCGCGCCGGAATTCCTCCATCTGCGCAGTGAAGCGCTGCAAGACCTGGCCGATGCGGTCTTCGCTCAGCGCGAATTTGGCACCCTCGTCGGCGATCGCCTGGAATTGCGTGCTCGACAACCCGATGGTCTGCGACACGTCACGCAGTTTCAGCATGTCGGCGGCGAAAGCGTTGGCCGCCTCGTGCGCCTTGTAGAGCGCCACAGTGACCACCCCGAGCGCGGCACCCGCCGCGAGCGTCGCCGGGCTCAAGCCCGCCATCAGTCCGCCGATGGGCCCCAGCCGGCTGGCGAAGGCCTGCGCCTGGGCTTCGGCGAGCGCGAGACTCTTGGCATAGAGCCCGTTGCCGGCCGCACCGGCGCCCATCTGCGTTGCCGCCAGCGCGATCAACTCGCTCTGGCGCTTGGAAGTCAGCAGGCCTTGCGATCGTGCGGTGTCGAGATCCTTTTCTAACTTCAACAATTCGCGCTGCTTGCGGTATTCCTCATCGTAGCGCTTCTGGATGCTTTCCAGCCGGCGCTCCATCGTCTGCGTCGACTTCTCGCTCTTCTCCGAGGCAACCGTCACCTCGTTCTGCGCACCGACCATGCGATGCAACAGCGCCGTGGTCTCGGAGACCCCGCGCGCCGTTGCCTCGATTGTCAGCCGCCGGACGGCTTCCTGGACATCAGCCATATTATCTCGGCCTTATAACGACGGTCGGAAAGCGCACGTCTGACTTGTTGTGCGCGCGTGACCCGGTGCCCTTGCGATTGCGCGAAAGACCCAGAGGGTTGATTTGCTGTCCGCCAACGATGCCGCGGAACGTGTATTCGATCTTGACCGTGTTACCGAAACGCGATCGCGCCTCTTTCGCCGTGCGCTCGTAGATGCGCGGCTCGACCTGAATCACGAACGCGCGGCCGGCCTTGGTCTTGCCGAGTTCGATCTTGCGGGAATACGGCACCATGTTGGTGAAACTGTATTCGTCCGCGACCGGCAGATGATCGCCGAGCGGGATCTCCACCCCGTCGGCGAACAGCGTATGACCCCGCCGATAGGCACCCGACACAACCGGCGATCGTTCGATCAAGGTGTCGCCGATCCAGCGCAACACATCGAAGATCAGATCGAATTCAAAGGTGATGACGCCGCGGTCGGGATTGACCGATTCCAGCACACCTCCTTTTCGGCCATCGACGTAGGTCTCATGCGATGGCAATCGCCCCAAGACCCGCCGGTTGACTTCCTGCGCCCCGACAAGACGTTCGCCGGCATATTTGGCGATCGCCTTGCTGCGCGCCTCCGGCGATAGCGCCGCGTTGACCGTCAGATTGACCCATGTTTCAAGCGGTTCGATCTTTGTCTTGACGGTCATTGACTTCGGCGATGATCCCACTGCGCAGCGACGACAGCCGCAGGATTAGTCTCGCCTCCCATGGCTCAAGCCGTTCGCCGGTCAATTCGCACCATGCGCTAAGATCGCACCAGCCGATCGACACCGGCACCATGCCGTTTGCCGGGCAGCCGTCGAGCGCGTCCCAAAACCATTCCCACAGATAATCGAGTGCGTCGGGGAATTCTGGTTCACTGCTACCTGCCGGGGCATCGGCCTTTGTCTTCGCCTTGCCCCGGGCCAGTCGTTGTTCGATGCGCTTGCGCGCATCGCTATGGTCTTGTTCGGTCGCCCCGTCCGATCTGACTCTGCCTTTGCGGAACACCCATTCCGCAAAGATGATCAGGGCTTCGGCGAGGCCTTCGAGAAATTTGCGCGTTCGGCCGCGAATTCGTCGACTTGGTCGCGCAACCAGGCGACGGACGGATCGGCGTAGAGCTCGCGCGCGTTCTCGATCGAGAACGGCACATCAAGCCGCGCGCCGTCGAGCGCCAGCAGCATCCAGCCGGCGGTCAGGGCCGCCAGCAATTCGACGCTATCGGCTTCGATTTCCTCCGGCGTGATCTTGCCGCGGCCGCGCATCGCGATCCTGCGGCGCTGCGCCGTCCGCTGATGCTTCCGCGCCGGCTCGGAATCGCCCGAGAACAGATCGATGTAGGCCTCATTGCCGTCGGCATCGCGCAATGGCTGACGCGACACGGGATGCACGATCGTCATGCGCACGGGCTTTTCGACCTCGAGCGCAAGGGCTGCAAACTTGCTCATGATGTTTCCTCTGGCGGTAGGGGTGGACCGGGACGCCCGCCAGCGCCCCGGTCCGGTTGCGCAACCACCCATGCCGGAGCGCATCACTGCGGCCCGGCGGGTGACGTTCCCCGTGGCGGACGGGGATCAAAAAACGACGTCAGGCCACGACGGTGTCGTGAATAAAAAGGCTGGTACTCTCGACGCCCGGCGCCGACCCGGCGTAGCGCGCGGCCGAGAACGTGCACTGCAGCGCCTTGGCGCCGTCGACCGTGATCACAGTCTGGTTGGTGATCTTGACGCGCGGCAGGAAGACCACCACGGCCGGCGCATCGACCGCGCTCGTGGCCGGCATATAGGCCATGATCGAGAATTCGGTCTCGGCGTCGTAGAGATCGTGGAACGTGGTGTCGAGTTCGAACAGTGTGAAGCTGCCGCCGATCACACGGTTACCCTGCGGCACGATGCCCGCGGCCAGCCCGTCCGACTTGATCTGCGCCAGCGCGGAGAGCTGCGCCGCGAACGAGACATCAAGCCCGGTCATGTAGCCGACCGTCGCGCCGTTGAGGCGCAGCAGGCCGTCCATCGACGCGATCAGGTCCGTCGTCGGCGCCGCCGTGGGCGAGGTGAAGAACGGCGCGCTCGCTCCGGTATAGAGATAACGATTGCGGCCCATGCCGGTGAAGCCGAGCCGTACGTTCTGGTTCGGCGCGGCGTTGATCGTCATGCCGCCGAAGGCGATCTCGGTGTAGAGCTTCGCCAGATCGGAATCGGAGTTGTGGGTTTCCAGCGCGAACTTGCGCCGCACCGGCGACGACGACGGCGCATAGAGGTAGCGGCCGACGCTGGCGACGGTGAAGGCGATATCCGCCGTCATATCGGTCGGCGCCGGATAAACTTCCATCACGCGGTTGCTCGTCCCGGAGAACCCGAGAATGAGATAGTTCGTCGCGTTGTTCAGGGCTTCCGACAGCGTCGAGAACTGGACGATCATGCCGACTTTGAGACCTTCCGACACCGGATCGCCGCCGCCGAAAGTGTATTTCGAGGTGGCGTTGTCGGCCGCGACACTGGTCAGTTCGGTCTCGGTCTTCGACACAGCCGCCGCCGACCATGTCCCGCGTAGCACAGCCTCCATCATGATCTTGTGCGATGAGCACGAGAGCAGCGCATTGACCGTGACCGGCACGCTCTTGGTGCCAAGGTTCTCGATCGGCTGTTGCTGATCCTCCCGCATTTCGTTCGACGAGTAGTTCTGGCGCGTGAGCGCGAGATTATGGTCGACGAAGCGGATGATTTGGCCGCCGGTCGCGGCCGGATCGGTCGCCGGCACCGGTTCCGTGGTCGGATCATAGGTGCCGGTCGAATGGGCTTTCAGCACCAGGCGTTCGGCGACATTCTCGGCAATCACGGGCATGACAGGGCTCCATCAAGAAGAATGCGGCGCGGCGCGCGCCACGATGCAGCCTTGCCCAAGGGCCGGTTGGGGCTGACGCTGTTACGAAAAAGAGAGAGGCTTAACCGACCTGGTCGTAGAAGATCGGCACCGCCGCGACGATGCAGGAATAGTTCTCGACTTCGGAGTCGATGCCTTGCGGTTTTAAGTCAGAGCCCGGCACCGCCGGCTGTGGCGTCACGGCCCCGCACGAAACATCCGTGGCGCGGTAGCTGCGAAAGGCCGCGGCAACGTGCTCGCCGTAAAGCGCCTCTTGCTCGAGACCCCAATCGCGCGGCAGGAACACGAAGGCCTGCAGCTCACCTTCCGAGCGCGCCAGATTGTTGCCCCTGCCCCCGCCGATTGAAACGAACTGCGCGCGGTCCATCTCAATGCGGTAGAAGACGAACGCGGCCGGCTCGGCCGGCAATTCCGGCTTGGCATCACGATCCCAATAACGCCGATCATCAAACAGCGTGACCTGCGCGGCTTCTCGCGCCTTGAGCGCCGCCACCATCTGCGCGAACGTGCTCATCAGCCGCGCACCGCAAGTTCATAGGCGATCAGCACCCCGTCGACCTTTCGCGTCTCGCCGTCGGCGGCGATGATGGCGCATTCCTTGCCGCTCGCCAGGACGCATTTGTCGTTCGTCGTCACGGGCAATGTCAGCCCCGCCGCGATCAAATCGTCCGCGAACACGATAGCTTTGCGGTCGCCCTGGACGATGCCGCCGATCAATTCCTGCGGCGCAAAGCCGATGACCTTCGCGCGCGCCTGCGCATCGAAACGCGGCCGCGTCGGCCCGGAGCCGGTCCAGCGCCGGATCGTGACCCATTCTTTCAGCGTGCGGGCGTAATCGGCTTTGACGGATTCAGGTGTCACCGCGCTTGGGCCCTCACGCTCAGCGTGGTGTTCGCGGCGTAGACGCCGACGCTCGTCACCTTGACCCGCAACAGATCGCCGAGCAGACCATCGACGCAGGTGTCGTCGGTCAGTGCGCCATCGCCCGGCGTTACCGGCGACGTCTTCGGCGTCAGGCCGGACAGATTGAAAATCTTGGTGGCGCTCGCGGTCGTGAACGCCGCACAGGCGATATCGACCCAGGTCACGCCTTGATCGAAGGACGTCTGCAGATAGGCCTTGCAGCTCGTGCCGCCGGAGCCATAGGCAAACTTGAACATGATCGACAGCGCCAGCATGCCGGCGAGCCGGTCGATATGCTCGATCGCCGTCCCGCCGGCGTTCGAGCTCGACGTGATGATCTCACCCGTCAGCGCCGTGGTGATGGCGCGATCGCCGAGATTCTTGATACTGGGATTGTCCATGTCACATGGCCTTGATTTCGGGTTGCGGCTTCATCTGATCAGCCGTCAGCACCGAGAGATCGATGCTGTTGTCGAGCACGAGCACCTTGTTCCTGCCGCCGATGGCGCGCTCGAATTGCTCGCGAATGCGCCCGCCGATGTCCGCGGTCAGCGTATGATCGATCTTGACCACCAGCACATCGCCCGGCGCCAGCGCCAGCCTGGCAATCCGGTAGTCCAGATCGGCGGCGGTCTGCGGTTCAGCCGACGACATGGTTCATGTAGGGCCCGAGCAGATCGAGCACTTCTTGTGGAATGAGCGTGTCCGAGGATGGCGCGACCCAATATTCCCGATCCACGACACCGGGGATCGAAATGCTCTTGAGATTGGGATCAACGCGCTCGCCTTCCGACCACAGGACGCCGGCTAGCTTGACCGCGGCCAATTTCAGATCGTCCGGTACGGTTTCCCATCCGGCGGAATAGACCACGACGATCTTGCAGCCGGGCCAGCAGGTACGATCATCGTCCGACAGGCGATAGAGAATGCCGGCCGCGGCATCGATCTCGTATTCATCCGCATCGAGCGTCACGCCATCCTCGACAACGCTCGAAACGGCAACACCTGGACGCCGCGACAACACCAGGGATTCCTGCCGGCTCTTGAGCCGGAACGTCTCGGTGATGGTCTCGAGCCGCAGCGTCGGCGGCGTTGCGCCGGAAGCCGGCACGCGGCACGCCCGCACGATTGTCGCCGACACACGCGCGATCAGATCCGTGATCTGCGTATCGGTCGCCGTCACCCCGCCGATCGCCGCGCGCGCTTCGGCGGCGGTCAGCAGGGTCGTATTCGTGGCTGCCGTGGTGACGGTGAACATCAGGCGCCGCGCCGCTTCGGCCTGTTGCCGCCCTTGCGCCCGTCGCCGTCATGATCGAGAGGATGCGGCTCGGGCTCATTCAGCGGCAGCGGGTTTTGATCGGAGTTGCGCTTGACATAGCCGGCCACCTCGAGCCCCGGCACGAGATCATCGAGAACATCGTGTGTCGTGCCGGCTTTGAGATCCACTGCCTTGACGCCGGATGCATCCGTCGCGCAGGGAAAATCCTTGAGAATTTCGCATTTCATTTTGTCGATCTCCCGTGCTGCGCGGCTACTTGCCGGTGATGACCTCGGCCGGATGGCGCGTATGATCGTAGGCGTGCTCGATCTCGGCCGCCGTCGGAATCTCGGCGCGTTCCTTAAATGTCACTTTGAGCGAGCGATCGGGCTGCTCGGCGATCTTCACGTCGACCGTATCGTAGCCGTACAGCCGTTTGCCGGCCGGCTCGCAGGCGTCGAGCAGCGTCGACTTTGTCGTGACGGCAACCTGCAGCCCGCGCGCGCGGCCATAGCCGATCCAGTATTCGCAGCAGGCGCGGCCTTTTTCGGCGTGATGCGCGTTCGGGTAAGTGAAATCGAATCCCCAGAAGGTGATCTTTTTCACGCCGATGTGCATCGCATAGACGATGGCGTAGGCCGCGGTCGAGTTGAAGTATTCGTAACCAAAGTCGTTCAACACGTCCTGCAGCGGGAATTCGACCAGGCCCGGATAATCCGGATGCGGGCGGCTGGTATAGATCGGGCCCGGATGTGTGCGCATCCATTTCAGCATGTTGGCAATGTTGCCGTTCGGACGTTCCGCGGCGCGGATTTCCTGAATGCGAACGTCATCCATGTGGAAGATGCGGTCGCAATCGAGCACATCGCCCAGCGCGTTGATGCCCCATACCTCGTCGCACAGCGCCGAGCGCCCGCCGATGCGGATGACGGTATCGAAATATTCTCGCGCCGACGGCCCCAGGCCGACAATCGCGACATGCTCCGGCACCGGCTGTGCCTTGTGCGCGCCGATCATCGGCACGCGCGGAGCATCGACGACCTCGCCGCGTTCGGCGCACACAATGATAGTGCGACCCATCAGGTCGGGCTCGACTTCCGAGTCCTTCCCTTCCTGACCGTACCAATGATTGATGACATAGCCCGCGTCTTCGATCATCTCCTTGAACTCGTGCGGGCGATAATGACGGTGATGGAAAGCAATCATGCCGCGATGCGGGAATTGATCTTCGTTCGGTACGCTGGCGATCAGATACGTCGCGAAGCCGTTGAACTTACGCAGCAGCGCCGGCGCGTCCTCGACATGCTCCAGTGTTTCGAAGCAGAGGACGGCATCGAGCTTGGGCGACGGCGGATGGGAGAATGCCAACGCATCGCTGCAGTAGAATTGAATGTTCGGGTGCGCGTAATACTCTTTCGCGTAATCGATCGCCTCCTGGCAAACGTCGACCGCAACCACATTATGCCCCGATTCCGCGAGGATTTTCGCGCCATAACCGACGCCGCAGGCCAGGTCGAGAACGCGGCTCCCCGGCGCGAGATACTTTGCGGCGAACTCGTATCGGCTGCGATGGTCGGCCCTGATTCCATCCAACGTAGGAGCCACCTGGCGCTCACCGTTTCGCAAATTCATGAACACACCTCACGACCCTTGATGCCGCGCACATTGATGTGCCACGGCTCACAATCTTGATTGACGAATTGCTCTATTCCGTCGTCGGTCTTTTCGAGACCGCTGCTGGCGAGCAGCTTTTCAATGCTGGTCGGCGTATAGCCCCATCGGTGCGCGTCTTCATTTGCACCGCCGAAGTTCGCATTCTGCCAACCGTAGAACCCGGCGAATGCGTGCCTTTCCTGATCCTCAACTGACGGGCAGGCCACGCCGCCCAGGAGTTGTCGCGCGTGGAACAGAAGGTTCGGCACGACAAGATGAACGATCCCGCCGACACACAACACGCGCCGCCATTCAATCAACGACCGGCCGGCATCCTGGATGCTCAGATGTTCGAGCATGTGCCTGGCATAGATATACTCGACACTCTCACTCTCGATCGATCTCAGATCCCATGCGGGAGCAACAAGGTCCGCCGCTTCCGTGGCTCGACAATCGACATTGACGCAACCTTCGATCCGCACGTTGCCGCAGCCCATATGAAGCATCATCTAATTGGTTGCTCCATCAACTGCCGCGCCGGATGTAAAAACACCCGGCGCGACCAGTCTGCGGTTGCCGTTAGGCGGCCGGCGCGTGGCGGGGGGTGTGCAACAGCGCGACGGCCGAGACGATGGCGGTCGCGGTGCCGACGCCATACAGGCGCGTCTTGAGATAGCGCTTGTTGCCATTGTAGCCGAGTTTCGTGTTGAAGTTCATCGACACGCCGGAAACGCGGGTGGTGGCCGTGGCCGGCATCGCCGCCGCCGCCTCGGTGCCGATCAGGTCGGCATCGGCGACGGACGTGAACGAGCCGCCCGAGGTTTCGCACTCGAGAACGACAGGCGTGACCACGTCGGTGACGGCGCCGCTCGTGCCGTAGCCGTAGACGAATTCGACGCCGCGGTAGCCGAGGGTGTCGATGACGCCGCTCAACGAGCCGTTGGCGGCGCCGGTCGTACCAACAGCCTTCGGCTGAATGGCTTTCACGACCTTGATGTTGCTGTGGAGTTCGCGCATTGGATTTTGCTCCCTTCAATGCGAATCGAAGAATGAGAAGGATTGGTGGAGCCGGCCCGCGCCGAAGCGCGGGCCGGAGGCCGGGTTAGACGCGGCTTAGGCCGAACACTTCAGCTTGCGGATCGCCTCGGCCAGCACCACCTGCCCGCCGACGCGCCGGCGGAAGATGAAGCGGATGTTGCCGCTGGTGGCCTGGGTGTAGGGATCGCGCAGCATCTCCATCGCGATGCGGTCGACCAGCGTGTAGGCGCGGCGGAAGTCACCGTAGGCGATCGGGTAGAGACCGGCGCCTTCCGACGGCATGTCCGGGAACTCGACATAAGGATCGCCGTCGATGGTCGCCGGAGCGCCGTTCTGCACACCGGGCATCCAGATGTAGTTCTTCTGGGCGTCCTTGAGCTTGCGCACCGCACCGATCGTGGTGCGGTTCATGACCCAGCTGGCGTTGCGGGCATACGCGGTCTTGAGCGCATGCTTGAGCGTCAGGAGGCCGTTGGCCTGGCCGTCGGCGTCCGCGATGTTCGCCGCGGTGCCGGAGTTGGTCGAGGCTACCGACGTGTTGGTCATGAAGCCTTCGCATTCGTCCGCAGCCGCGCCGGACACCACTTCGGCGCCCTCCTTGACCGCAAACTGCTCGGAGGCCTCCATGCGAATTTCGGCCTCCATGTCGAACGCGGTGTCCTCGAGCATCTGGTTGGAGATGTCGATCAGCGCATACATTTCCGGCGCGTTGATCTCTTCGAGGCCGTAAGTGAGGCCGGTCGTCTCAGTCTTGGTGCCCTGCTCCGAAACGCGGCGGGCGGCGAACTGGCCGGTGCGCTTCGGAATCTGGATCGACTTCATCGCCGTGTTGCGCACGCGCACGAGCGCGCGCGCCGGGCTGAGATCGGTCACGCCCTTGATGATCTCGCGGACGTATTCGATCGGCGCCAGGTAGCCGCCGGCGGTATCGGTGCCCACATTGAGCGCCTTGCATTCGGCGGCGACGTCCTGCAGCACCTTCAACTCGTCGGGCTGCAGGTTGTTGAGGCCGAGCGCGGTGCCGCGGATGACGGCCTTGGCCCAGGCATCGGCATGCGCCTTGACCTCGGTGCCGTCCTGCCGCGACTTCATTTCCTTCGGCAGACGATTGAGTGCGACTTCGATGCGGTCGGTCGCTTCTTTCAGCGCTTTGGCCTGGTTTTCGGCCGTGGTCAGGCGCTGGTTCAGCGGCTCGTAGCTCGAAAGCGTCTGCTCGATCTTGTTGAGTTTGTCGACGGTCAACGGATCGGGCGCCGCTTTCTTCTCGATCTCGGCCAGGCGCTTGTCGTTGGTTTCCTTGAACGCCTCGAAGGCGGTCATCACCGGCTCGACCGCCTTCTTGACCTCTTCCGAAACCTCGATGCCGGCCGAAGCCAGCTTCAGACCGGCGCCATAGATCGCCGCGAGCGTGAGCGCGCGGCGCTGACGGGCCGTCATCACGGCAGCGGTGCTGCCGAGCATCAACGTCTTGGTCATGTTGTTGTCCTCAGATGAATGATCGGATTTTGTCCGCGAGCTCCCGCATGGGGCCCGCAAGTGCAGCGCCAATGCCGTCCTCATCCCGAGGGTCCGGATTTGCCTTGAAACCGCCGGCGGCGATTGCCTTGGCGGCCGCGTGCGAGAACCCCGCTACGTCCCGTAGGAAGTCCTCGAATTCACGAATGGTCTTGATCTCGTCCGCGAAGGCCGGCTCGTCGTCGGCGCGCGCCTTCATGAGATAGACCTGGGCCAGCGCGTTCGACGGATCGTCGACCAGCGAGACCTCTTTGAGGTTGAGCACCTTCAGATAGCGCTTCGGCTCGCCAGGCTTGCCGGTGCCCAACTTTGCGCCATGCGGCGGCACGCTGTAGCCGATGGAAAGGCCCTTGAGCCCGCCTTCCTTCAATTGCGCGTAGTTCCATTTGCCCTGCTCGGTATCGAGACCGATCAGGCGGCCTTTGACGTGCAGGCCGTTCGCGTCTTCGGCCATCTTGTCCCAGACGCCGACCGGCTCTTGCTTGTTGCCGGGGAACAATCGCGCTCCGTGCATTTTGTACATCGGCGGGAGGCTGCGGCCGCTGCGCTCACGTTCCAGCAGCGATTTGGCGAACGCGCCGGGCTCGATGACGTCACCGTGACTGTCAAAATTACCGAACACGGCGCCGTAGCCTTCGAAGCTGCCGGCGGCAACGCCCTCGCCTTCGGCAAACTTGAACTCGAACGGAACGCCCTTGCATCCGATGTTCAGCATGACGATCAGTTCTCCAGGTCCAGTTCGGCGAAGATTTCCGGGCCGAAGCGCAACTCGCCGCGATAGGGTTCGACTTTGCTCAGGTCGACACCGCTTGCGTCATAGGTGATGGTGACGTGCGGCTGGTATTCGGGATGATCCCAGGTCGCGCCGGCCTCGCGTATCGCCATGTGCCGACACGACAGTTCGGTCGATCCAAACTTCAGGGCCACGGCGCCTTCGGTGCCGATCGGTTCGACGACGCGCGGGCCGCCGGCGCGCACAGTCAAACCGCCCTCGCGATCGCCGCTCCAACAATCCTCGACCTTCATCCAGTCGATACGGGCACGGCTGAATGCAATCGTGACATGAAGATCGCTGGCCGCGAGCGTTGTCTTGAAGCCCTGTGACTTCGCCCACTTCAAAAACTCATCAGCGTTGAGCAGCCGCCGGCTGACATAGAGCGTGCGCGGCGCGATCGATTTTGCTTCGACGCCTTCGGGTTTCGCGGCATTATCGGCGCCGGCGCCGGCAACGGCGGTTTGCTTGTCGAACGGCTTGATGATCTCGTCCATCGCCGGATCGTCGTCGGCGTTCCAGCCGTCATCCTCGCGCACTTCGTTCGGCTTGAGCCAGCCAGGCGACGAGCTGGTGCCGAGCGCGGCCTTGTAATATTCCGAGCGATCCTTGAGCGAACCGCGCAGCAATTCCGACGTATCAATGCGGCAGTAATAGCCTTCCGCCCGTTCCGCCTTGGTCAGCAATTGCGTTTGAATCGCCAGACGAATGGCCTTGATCCAAGGCTGCAGCGAGTAGCGCACATGCGCGGCGAAGAACGCTTCGGCGCTGGCGAAGGTCGGCGATTGATCGCCGGCGTGGCCCAGCATGATCGGGAAGATGCCGAGCAGCCGCGCGATTTCCTCAATCTGATGCTTGCGCGTGTCGAGGTGTTCGGCGTCAACCGCCGTCTGCGAAACCTGTTTCCATTTGAGGCCGCCACCAACGATCGCGGTCTCGCCAGTCTTGGCTGAACCGGACATGACCTGACGCCATTGCTCACGCAATCGCGTCACATAGGGCTCGTCGAGCTTTTGTTCGGTCTCCAGAACACCGGACGGGCGTGCCGAATTGGCATGCAGGCGCGCGTGCGACTCTTCGATGACCTGCGCCAAGCCCAGCGCTTCACGACCGACTACCGCCGGATCAAGCCCCTTGTAGTGCGACCAACTCGGCCCGGCGATATGAAACACCTGATCCTTGCCGACGCGCGCGTAGTTGCCTTTCTCGAAGGTGATATCGAAAACCTGCCGGTACAACATCGGCTCGATATCGATCGACACGCATTCCGGCCGCACCGGGATCAACTCGCGGACCTGGTCTTGCACGATGTTCTTGTAACTGACGCCGTTGCCGGCGCCGACAGCGTGCATCAACGTGGTGCGAAAGAACTGGAACGAGTCTTGGACGTTGTTCGCCTGATTGAGCAGAACATCGTACAGCGGATGATCCTTCGCCGGTTCGGCGCCTTTACCATCCGGCAGTTCCCGGTAAATCTCGACCGGCAATTGCGCGATGCCTTCGGCGATCGCCACCACACCGCGAAAGAACGGCATGCACTGCAGGGCGCTTGTCGTGGACACCGACTGTCCGGACTTGGTCGGCAGACCCCAGCCGCCATTGATGGCCGCCCAAAGCTCCGGCGAAAAGTCGACGACTTTCGTCTCGACTTTGTCGCGACCGATCAGGTTTGAAAACCAGCCCATGCGGTCGGCATTTCCCTATAGAGCAAAAATTTCAGGCATGGGTGGCGCTTCTTCAGCGCGAATTCCCATCAACCCAAGCACCGTCACCGTCGCCGACACGCCGTCGATCTTTTCCGCGGCGCGCTCTTTATCCGGCTTGATGTTGCCGGCCGGGTCTTTGCGGTACGTGGCGTTGCCGAACATCCATTCGAGCACTGGATGATTGCCGTGCTCGAGCTGGCCGGAGATGAACAGCCGCTCCAATTCCTTGGACGGCGCCGCCATCGACGCATAACCCTGCCGGAATTCCTGACAGGGCAGACCTTCATCCTGCAGATGGATCGCCACCTGCGTTGCGTTCCAGGGATCATAGCCAAGCCCCGTGCAGCCGAATGCCTTGGCGTCTTCGAGGATGGCGTGTTCGATGAAGTCGTAATCAGTGACGTTGCCCGGCGTCGTCAGCAGCGAGCCTTCCGCCACCCATCGTTTGTACGGCGTACGCACCGAGTCGCGCGTCGCGACCGTTTCTTCCGGCACCCAGAAGCGCGGGATCAGTGTGACGCGACCGCCAATCTCTTCCGGCGGGAAACCCCACACCGCCGCCGTGATATCTGACACCGCTCCGAGATCGAGCCCGAGATACGCCTTGCGTCCGCCGCCCATGAACCGCTGCGGCAGTGTCTTCCAGAAGTTCTTGTCGTTCGGCTGCGCCGTGTTCTCCGGCCACTTGCGCATCGGGAACCATCGCGCGGCCTGCTCGACCCAGATGTTGAGGTGATACCGCTTGAAGTCGTTTTCCAGCCGCGGCGTTTGCAGTGCGCGCTTGCATTCGGCTTCGAGGAATTCGCGCTTGAGCGACACGCCTAAATTCGGGTTGGCCTTGGCCCAGATTTTCGGATCGGTCCAATCGTCGTCTTTGTCGGCCTCGTAAATTGCGACGTAGGTTTCGGGATCAAGCGACGGATCGGCGAGGATGGCTTTGCTCGCCTCATACAATTCGTGACCGTAGGTCTTGATCTCACCGGCGGTCGAGATCGTGATGTCGATCGGCTGGCGGCGTGCGCCCATACCCTGAATCAAAAACGTGTGAAGCTTGCCGTTCTTCCAAGCGTGCGCCTCGTCACCGATATTCGCGTGCGGCGACAAACCGTGCTTGCCGTAGGCCTCACCCGACAACGGCCGGAAGCTCGACATCGAGCCTTCGTCGATCATCCCAGTCTTGGTGACGGTGTAGATTTTCGACAAGGGGCCCGACAGCGCGACCATGCGCGCGGCCTTGTCATACGTCAGCCCGGCTTGCTTCTGATCGAGCGCGTGGCTGAAAACCTGCGCGCCTGGCTCGCCGTCGCTGATCGTCAGCAGATGCGCCAGGCCTGCGGCGAGCTCCGTCTTGCCGTTCTTGCGTGGCACCCAGATGCGGACGAAGCGATAGCGCCGCGACCCGTTCGATCGCCGCCGCCAGCCGAAGATCTGGCGCACATGATGCGCCTGCCATTCTTCCAGCTTGAACGGCCGCCCGGCCCATTCGCCGTCGACGAAACGCAGGAAGGTCGGAAAGAACGCTACCGCCGCTTCCGCCTTCTCTTTGTCGAAATAATACGGGCTACGCTTGCGCGGCATGACGCATCAGTGCGTCGAGTGCTGCTTGCCGGCGCGGTCCATGAAGCCACGGGGATCGAGATCAACCTCTACCGCGGCGAGCGGCGCGTCCGTCGCGGGTTTTTTGTCGTCTTCGCTCGGCTCGGCATTGCCGAACAAACCGGCGCCGGGATGAGCACCCGGCATGTTGAACAGCCGGTGCATGACGTTGTTGCGCGCGACGATGTTGAGGCACAGACGATCCTCGAGCGTGATCAGATGCGCCTCGGCTTTGTCCATGCGCTTCGCCAGCGGATGCTCGCGATGGATCTCTGGCGAGTGTTCCGATGTCGTGGTGTACCAGTGCTTCTTGCCGTCGAGCGCCAGCTTGCAGGTGATCCACACGCACAGCCACGCGGCCCATCGGCCGAATTCGTACACGTCGGACGCGCGCACCAAGTTGGACGGCAGCGCGGCCAGCACGGCTGAAAACGCGGCCTGCTCGCTATCTTGCGTCAGGAACGCCGGCGGCTCGATCGTCGGCTGAATTGAAGGCGCGTGAACACGCTTACCGCCCGCATTGTCCAATGCGAGACGGCGCTTGCCGGGATTGCCGAGTAAAGCTTTGACCTCGGCGGGTTTTGCCCGTCGACCGCGCGCCATGAAATTGTGCCTGGAAAAAGGGGCCGTTCGGAGGGCAGCAACCCGACGAACGGCCCAAGTCTAGGGAGGAAACGCCCAAGGAGGGCAGCGGTATCGCTACCGCATACTCTATGACGCAAAAGGCCCGACGCTGGGGCATCCAGCGCCGGGCCATTGGAGGTCTGATTTTCTAAGATGGGCAAAGCGGGGCAGTGAGCCCTATGTGCCCCTATCGGTCACACGGACATGCGATGTTCCTTTGTGCGCCTGCACCTGGTTCACGATGACTTCATGCTGGAATGGCCGCACGCGGCCTACACCCTATAAACGACAAAGCCCGGCACGATGGCCGGGCTCGAAGATCGGTTATCCGACAAGGAAGATTTTTCTGTGCTGCGCACTGCGATGACCAATCGGCCTATCGCGTCTGTCACCGCATCTTGCGGCTGTCAGATCATTCCGAACCACCTTTGTGGCTCGTTCTAATCCGATCTCGGGTTCATGTCCGAACAGTGATGCTGTTGAATCCCGATTCGGCATCGCGAGTCAAACGATCATCGATTTATGCACCGGCGATGCGCGCGAGCGCGCGTCATTCTCTCAATATCAATACTTGAGCGCAGGGAATTAGATTCTCCGTAATTCTGACGGATTCGCGTATTCGCGCGATTTCTCGCATGTATTCGACGGTACTCCTTGATTTTTCAAGGGTATTCCCTCCTTGGCTTCCTTGGCGGCCTCCGTCACTATACTTGTCAGAACGCGATCTCCGAGGCCGACATGCCCACGATCGCCAAGAAGTCCAAGCCCGCCGCGCAAAAAGGGCACTAATCGACCGATCAGTAGATCGGGGCTGTTTGAAAATCGAATCCGCAAAGTCTCAGAGGGCGCGAAGATACTTCGCGGCTTACGCTTACGAGCAGCGCCGCACCCCGCCCCGATCATGCCCAGAATGCAAGTCGACAACGCGCCCAGTCGCACGTCGACCCCAACGCAAAACAATCCCGGCCGCAGTAGCGAGACCGGCGAACGCTGCGCGATTGATCGAACCCCGAGAGACGAGCCGGATTTTTCATAAATGAGATTTCGACCGCCCGCGACAACCGACACGCCTGCCCGCATTCAGAAAATGAAATCAGCAGCGCACGTCACCGATGCCGCGTGAACGTCGAATGGATCTCATCCTTGCGGGGCGTGGTGAGAGAACGCCCCGACGGGATGCGATACCGCATCGCTCGCACATTGCAGGCTGTCTCCCATCTAGACCAGCGCGGAACAACGCTTCGCAAACAAAGCGCCGCCTGGGGGAACGTGGTTCGTGTACCAGATCGAACGTGAAGGCTTGACGCTCGGCGTGACGCCGAGGCGCTTCCACCATGTCAGAAAACGATTGCGAGATTTCAACCCGCCGCGTTCGCAGCGCGGCATTCAAGGGGATATGTATCATGACCGCTACCCGCAAATATCGAGGCCGATATCCGACGCGCATCAAGATGGTTGCCTCTGGGCATTTTGGCCGCGGGGTTACCGTCACGCTATACAATGGGGATCGCTACGTGATTGTCCCCGTAACCGCACAAGGTCGCGCCGACATGCCGCGCAGCAACCGACAGTTTGGCGATTATGCCGCGCCTCACTACACCATTTCGCCGGTCATCGTGGTGGAGAACACTAATTGATCGCCGATCACTTCATTCGCTTCTGCGTCGACCACGCTAAGAGCCCATCGCAGAGCGCCGTCACCGGCGGCGCTCGACGATGCGCTTCCGCATCCGCCGCGTTCGCAGCGCGGCGTCACACAACAAGGAGACCACTTCCATGACGATGCACAATCATCACTCGCTTCGCGCCAAAGGCAACGAAGCTTTGTCCGAAGATCAATTGCGCCGCTTCGTGCCGTCGATCTTCGCCGAAGCCGCGCACGATTCGCGCAGCGACCGCTACGCCTATATCCCTTCCGTCGCTGTCATGAAGGGGCTTGTCGGCGAAGGCTTCCTGCCCGTCGCCGCACGGCAATCGTCACCGCGCGACGAAGGCCGCTTGGGTCACACCAAGCACATGGTCCGCTTCCGCAAAGCCGGCACCGGACAACTCGCCGTGGGTGACGTCACCCCCGAGATCATCATGGTCAACGCCCACGACGGCACGAGCTCCTACAACCTGATGGCCGGGCTTTTCCGCCTCGTCTGTCTCAATGGCATGGTCGTGTCGGCCGGTGATATCGCCAACGTCCGCGTCCAGCACACAGGCAAGCCCGAGACGATTGTGCAGCAGGTCATCGAAGGCGCCTACGCCGTCTTGAAGGAAAGCGTTCGCGCCCTCGACGCGCCGAAGCAGTGGTCGCAAATCAAGCTCAACAATGACGAGCGCATTGCGCTTGCCGAGAGCGCCCACACGATGCGTTTCGCCGATGCCGAAGGCAACGTCGAGACGCCGATCAAGGCATCGCAGCTGCTCGTGCCGCGACGCCATGCCGACCAACCGACCGATCTGTGGACCACGTTCAACGTCATTCAGGAGAACGTCATTCGCGGCGGCTTGTCGGCGTTCAACCGTGATGGCAATCGCGTCCGCCGCGTCACCACGCGGCAGATCAATGGCATCGATCAAGACGTGCGCCTCAACAAAGCCCTGTGGGCGCTCGGCGCTCACATGGCCGAATTGAAGCAACCCGCCTAATCGAAATCTGTGAATGCAGCGCAGAGCGCATCGGCAACGGTGCGCTCGACGGTGCATTCTGCACCTTGGCCCCGTTCGCAGCGCGGCCATTCACACACAAGGAGACTTCGTTATGACGTCCAAGACCATCGATATCACCGCCTCGACCACGCTCCCGCTCAACCTGTTGCGCATCGACGACAAGGTCAACGTGCGCAAGATCGGCCGCGGGGCCGAATCCGACTTCGTCGCCTCGATCAAGGCGCTTGGCATCCAAATGCCGTTGATCGTGCGCAAGAACGACACCGGCTATGTCGTCGCCGACGGCGGCAAGCGCTTCGAAGCCGCCCAGGCTCTCGTCAAATCCGGCGACCTGGCCGCCGACGCGCCGATCCCCGTCATCATTTCGACGGCGAGCGACGCCGAGGCCCGCGAATTGAGCCTCGCTCTCAATCTCGTCCGCGCCGACATGCACCCGGTCGACGCCTATCGCGCCTTCTCGGCCCTGCACGTCGATAAGGAAAAGCCGCTCGACGTGGACGCGATTTCCATCCGCTTCGGCATCGACACCAAGATCGTTCGCCAGCGTCTCGCCCTTGGGGCGCTCGATGACGTGATCCTGACCGCGTGGCAGAAGGAACAGCTTCGCGAGGCAGACGTTCAAGCCTTCACGCTGCTCACCGACAAGAAGGCACAGGCCGCGCTTTACGCCAAGCTGAAAAAGTCGGGCAATTGCTACTCGCACAATATCCGCGATGCGATCAAGCAGGGACAGCGGAACATTTCCGCCATGCTCAAGACCGTAGGCCAGAAAGCCTACGAGGATCGCGGCGGCAAAGTCGTGACCGACCTGTTCGGGGGCGAACACGTCGCGTCCGATCCTGCACTGTTGCAGACGATGCTCGAGGAAAAGGTCGTCGAGACCGTCGAAAAGCTGAAAGCCGAAGGCTGGTCTTTCGTGCTGACCGAACGGCCGGAGAATCATTTTGAGTACGGCCGCATTCAGCCGCCGTTCAAGCCGACGGCCGACGAAAAGACCAAGCTTGCGAAGCTCGCCAAGATCATCAAAACGACCGATGATTATGAGGAACAGGAAACCGCCGAAGAGCAGAAGGCGGAATTGACCGACACGATCTTGACGCGCGGCATCACAGACAAACACCGCGCCGCGTCCGGTTGCATTGTGACGCTCGACCAAGGCGCGATCGCCATCAATGTCGGCTGGACGATGCCCGCCAAGAGCAAGGGCAACAGCGCGGCGGCGAAGGGCGGCGACACGGGCGCCGGCAAAACTAAGCCCGCAAAGAAAGGCCCGGCCACGCTCACCAAGGCGCTATCGGAACGTCTCACCGAACAACGTCTTACCGGCATCAAGACCGCGCTCGTTGCTCATCCGCACGCGAACCCGTTCGCGGCGACACTCGCCGGCATCGTTGCCTCTCAGATCCACCCTGAGAGCCGATACCATTCGGCACCGGAGCAGATCAGCAAGCGGTACGACGCCATCATTGCCGGCATCGACCCGAAGGTGATGAACGTCGCGCTGCGCAAAGCGTTCGATACCAAGGGTTACTTCGAAGGCTGCGGCAAGACGTTCTGCCTGGCCGCGATCTCTGAGGCCGTCAACGCCGACGAAGCCCGCAAGGTGTCGAAGGGCAAGCGTGCCGAGATCGCCAAGTTCGCTTTCGTCAACGTCAGTAAGACCGGCTGGCTGCCGAAGGAATTGCGCACGCCGCACTACGATGGCCCGGCCGGTAAGGCAAAGGTCAGGCCCACCACGACCAAGAGTAAGACCAAGAAGCGCTGACGTTCGATTGGTATCGCGTTCGAACGTTTGTGACTGAGGGCGGCGACGGTATCGCCGCCCTTCATCTTTTCAACGGCCTTTCGCAGAGGTCACATGCAAGGAGACCACCATGTTCTATACGTCGCGCCGCGCAGCCGTTCGCAATCTCAGTCGCAACGTCGTCGTCGCTCTCGTATTTTCAATTGCGTTCGCGATGATCATCAGCGGGCTTGCGCTATGACCCGCCGCGATCTCGCCGCGCAATCATTCTGGAGCGAACGGCCGCTCGTTCAATTGTTCATCGCGACAACCGGGCTCCGGGATTTCTCGCTTAAGCAGTTGATCGCCTTCGCCGAGCAATTGCCGGACCCGATCTTTCTCGACCTCCAAAAGCAGCGGGGCGAGCGTTCGCAGCGCTCGCCCCATGTCACAGCGCCCACAAGGAGACCATCCCGATTGGCGCTGGTGACATCGAACCAATAGCAGACTTCACACAAGGAGACCAGCCATGAACGAACTCTCAACTAGCGATCTCGGCCTCGCGATCCGGGATCATATCGAAGAAAAACTGTGTCACCGTTTTGACCCGGCCTCCGGCCAGGAAAGCGACGATTGCGCCGAGATTGAACACGTTGACGTGTCAGACGCCAGCAACCCGGTCGTGCACGTCAACGGGCAGATATTCATCCTTAACATCGTGCGGGTGCCGCGATGATCCCTCGCCAACCCACCTTGTTCGACCCGCCCGCGATCCAGCGGGCGGCCATCATTCCCGCCGGTGCGGTGTTTCATTTCGCGGGGCGCGCGCTGCGCGTCCGCCGCGTATGGGGCTCAATGGCCGGCGACGTGGTGATCGTCGAAGAACTCGCCTCGTTCGGCAGGTCGCTCGCCGGTCAATACGGTATCTGGAGTGTCGAAGCCGTATCGCGCGCGCTTGCCGGAAGGGAGATCGCCCCATGGCACAAATGATCCCTCTCAACCTGATCACGCGCAATCCGAAGCAGCCGCGCGAGACGTTCCCCCAGGAGCATATCGAACGGCTGGCGGCATCGATAAAGGCGCGTGGCCTGATTCAGCCGATCACGTTGCGCCCGATCAAACGCGGCAAATTCCGGTATGAGATCGTGGCCGGCGAATGCCGCTTTCGCGCGCATCAGTATCTCGACGTGAAAACCATCCGCGCCGAGATCGTCAAGGTCGATGACGCCGAAATGCAATTGCGCGCCATCGTCGAAAACCTGCAGCGTCAGGACATGAACCCGATCGAGGAAGCCAACGCCTTCCAAGCTTTGCTCGATCAGGGGTACAGCGTCCAGCGCGTGGTCGACGAGCTCGGGCTCAAGAGCACGGCGATCGTCACGCAACGGCTGACCCTGCTCAATCTCGCGGCCGACATTCAGAGGTTGGTGGCGAGCGGCAATCTTGCCGTGACGATGGCCTGGGGCGTGGCGCAGGTCTCGAAAGAACGGCAGGGGCAACTTGTCCGCGACATCGCGTCCGGCAAGCTGCGCACGGCCGAACAGGTGAAACACGCCGGAATTGCGTTGCGCGAAGCGGAGATGCAAATCGACGCCTTCGCCAGCGCCCCGCGCGCGTCACCGAAGGACCTGGCCGCCCTGTCCCGGCTCGAAAGCAAGATCACGTCCATCGTCGATATGGTTTGTGCCGGCTTTGACGAAGGCGAATGCGTCGCGGCGCAACGCGTCTCGGCGGATCGTGTGAAGAAGATGGCGGATCAGCTTGTCTTGATCCGCAAGCATGTGCTGCAGATGGAGCACGATCTGCGGCGCGTGGCGACCCAGACTGAAATTCGTTTTGAGGCCGCGTAATCTGGCCGCCCCTCTATTGGAGATGCACCCATGCGTGCCCTGACCATACGCCAACCCTACGCCTTGCTGATCGTGGACGGCATCAAGCCGATCGAGAACCGCACATGGTCAACGAACTATCGCGGACCCCTGTTGATTCACGCCGCCTCCAAGCTGCATGATCATTCCGTCGCCCAAATCGAACATCGTTACGAGATCGCCATCGACACGCGCCGTCTGCAATTCGGCGGCATCATCGGCCGCGTCGAATTGATCGACGTCGTCACCGACCATCCATCGAAATGGTTCGACGGCCCGTTCGGTTTTGTGTTGAGCGAGCCGCGCCCGCTCACGTTCAAGGCGATGCGCGGCTTCCAGGGATTCTTCGACGTGCCAGAACGCTAGACAATAAGGCATCGGCCCCGCGATTTACACCCGCGGGGCCGTTTTCGTTTGTGCCATGAGCTCGCCCGCCAATTGCGCCGCGCGCAGCGATGTGAATTCACCCTGACGAACACCGTTGTGGCTCAATTGATATTCATGCCCCACAAGCCCGCGCGCGCAGTGTGAACGGACGCTCTGTTGCACGAACAGCCGATGTTCACCCACGTCGCAATAGAACGCGGGTCGCCGCCCGGCCGGAGCTTCACGCCAGATCGTGTTCATGCCGCCACCTCTTCATCGCCCGAGATTAATTCGCGCGCCTCCGCCGCCGACATTGCGTCGCCGGCATATTCGAACACGGCGCACGGGCGCGAGCCCATGTTCCATTTCTTGCCGTCATGTTCGCCATCCTGCGTTCGGTTGGCATTCTTGAGCCCCGACGTCACACCGAGCGATGGCGCGAACACGCCCGGTTTCTTTTCCAGCACCCAGCGCGGCGATTTATCGAACGACCGCACCAATGATGGATGCGCGGGATAGGTGCGCAGGCGTTTGCCGTCCGCCTTGTAGGCCGCGCCCAGCGTCTCGGCCAATATCATCGCCAGCCCCAGGCCCTGATAATCTGGCAACGTCACCAAGCGCGACACACCCTTGACGTCATCAACTTTCGGGTGTGGTCGATGCAGCACGCCGGCGAACGACGCCGGATAGCCCTCGACGAACAACACGTAGCACGCCGCCGCGCGATGCAGTTCAGCGGTCAGATAGTGAAAAGGCGCGAATAGTTTCCACGCCGAGTGATCGACGCGCGCAATTTCGACATTGAGATTTGGTCGTCGTTGAAGTGACCTCCATTGGAAAGTCATCGTCGCCGGTTCCAGCATCCAATCGGGCTGCAACCAGTCAACGACATCGTAATGGCACGTCACCGCTACGAATTTCTTTCCGCTTTTGCGAATGTGTTTCTGAACGGCGTGCGAGCCGATCTTGGCGACCTGCCGGTCAACGACCGACGTGAATTCGTCGACCATGATCAGATCGCCGCCCTCGAGCAGCCGCCGCGCCAGATCGACGCGAAATTTTTCGCCGGTCGATAGTACGGCGAATGCCTTCATCCAACTGGGTATAGTGTTAAACCCAACTGCCGAACAGATTTCAGCGATCTGTGCGATGGTGAATTGCTTGCCGAAGTCGTCGATGATCGACTTCGCCTTCCACTCGAACGTCTGCTCTTCGCCGAACAATTGCCGCGAGACCGACGACTTGCCCGCGCCCGAAGGGCCGACGATCAGACCGACGTTCCAGTCGCGCGCATCGAGCGGGATTTCTCCCTTCCAGTGATGCGACAGTTTTTCCTGCGCCGGCACGTCGAACATGCCCGACAGTTGCTTGACGCGCGGCGTCAGGTCGAGTTTCGACTCGACTACGAAATCAACGCTTGGCATTCCAGACCTTCCTTATCCAGACGATCCAGCAATTCGCCTTGATGCGCCTCGTCCCGGCAGCGCACGACGACAGAATAGGACAGCCCGGCCAACTGCGGCGCGGTGTCACCCGGCTGCTTGTTACCATCCTTCAACGGCTCGAAGCCGAGCGCTTTCAGATCCATTCCGGCTTCGCCGAGTTCGACCAATTCGGTGCCGAGCATTTCTTCATCCCATTTCGAGCCATCGCCCAGGGCGTTGTCGGCCAGCAGTTCGGCGCGGCATTGCTCGTCGGTCCATTCCTGCGGCGCGACGATTACCGGCACCGTCTTGAGCCCAGCGAGTTTTGCGGCTTCCCATCGGCCGTGTCCGGCGATGATCCGGCCATCGTGGCGCACGAACATCGGCTTGGTGAAGCCGACGATCTTGTAGCGCGCCGCCAGCTGCTCGATTTGTTTCTGCGGATGCTTGCGCGGGTTGCGTTCCGCCGGCCGCATTCGGTCGACGTCCCATTGCTGAATCTGCTCTGGCACCCACGCGGCGATCGCCTCGGGCTTTGCTTGGGCGGCCTCAGCGGCGGCGACGGCGTTCGCTGCCTTGGTGGTGTTCTTTTTAGCTCGCTTCGACATTGACGACCTCACAAACCATTTGATGACGCTTCCTGCTATTACAGTCAAAGTGACTGCACTGGCAGTTCGAGCGCACATGATGCCCGCCAAGAGCGAGCGGAATTTTGTGATCCAAACTTTTACTTTTTGGATTCGGATATTTTATGACGGGATCGACCGGTTCGTGGCAAATGCCGCATATCCATTCATCGCGGTCGAAAATCTCTCGATCGCTGAACGTCTCATAGGGCGCAGCATATTTGCGGGCGCGGCGGCGATGCCGTCCGGCACGTTTGGTAGCCTTGCTATTTTCGTACACCCGATTTGCCTCGTGCGCGCAAGCGCGCGAACAGAATTGGCGCGGCCGCGCGTTCGGATTTGTTTTCACATTGATGGGAGCACCGCAACGCGCGCACTGCCCGGATCGCGACTTGAAGTTCTTAAGTGAAACCCGTCCGGTGCTGCGCAAATAGTCCCGTTTTTCGCTCGTTCGCTTACAGGCGAGATCGCAGTATCTCTTTGATCCACCCCGACCGCGCGGCTGCACGACAGTTTGCCCGCAGCCCCCGCAAGCGACGCCGCTTGGTCGCGGCGACGGCGCAACGTAGGGGTATCGTCCAATGTATCTCGGCTTCAGCGCGTTCATCTTGCAAATCGGCCCACAATATAATCTTGGACGACCAGCAGCGGCGTGGGCTTGAAGCTCATCACCGCAGACCACGCATTTACGCAACGATACGCACATCAAAAACCCTCCTTTTGCTGGGCTTTTCGGAAAAAAAATAATCTCAGATACGCGTAATTGCCTAGGTGTCA